ATCGGCGTTGATGAAAAGGCTGAAGCTGAAGCAAAGAAACTTAGGGACGCCTGGATTGCTCATCCAGATCACACGCTCCTCAAAGCATTGGTTGCCGAACGTGCAATTTTCTTTGTGCTCCTCCCATTCTTCCGATTTAACGGTGATGCTGGTCTCCGAACAGTAAGTGCAGACATCTCACGTGATGAACAAGTCCATGTTGCAACGAATAGTCTGGTATGCCGTGAGCTTGGTCTCAATTGGAGTCCTTCTTTGGATAAGCTCAGGAAGGCAACCATTAATTGGGTATTAGAACCACTAGGTAAAAATACCTCTGATAAATATTTGGACAAAAAATTTTGGCTGGATTCCAGTGATAGCCTGATGTATCAGGGTAAAGCACCGGAACTATCTGATACACGCCGAGCACGTATGCCAGCATTCTTCGAACATGCAAACCCAAACCTCCCTCAATACGCTTAATCTACTTGATGTTAAAGGCATGACTGCTACAGCCATGCTTTCCAAGCTAGATGAAACATTCCCACCAACAAACCCTACACCTGAAGATACAATGGAAAAAATCATGTACCGATCTGGTCAGCGTAGTGTCGTTGAGTGGGTCATTCATTATATGGAGGAAAACTAATGTTTTCTGGCTATAACCCAAACCTTCCTGCACAGTTTTTCAGCGGTAAGGATCTAAAACCTGGTTACATAAGTTCCCCTACCCCTATTGGGGGGCTACAGCTGCAGTATGAACGTAAGGCAACACCTAATATTAAAAGAGAAACCCCACAAGGTACTATAAGAACTCCAGGTCAACCCGGACTTTACATTTACAAAGATCCAACTGTAGCAGCAACAGAAGCTGCAACTCAAGCAACTTTAAAAGTCTTCCAAGACCAAGCAGCAGAAGCTGCAGCTTATCGTACTGAAACCATGAAGATCGCTGAGCAAGCTAAGTCTGAAAGGACAGCTGCTGAGAAGATGATGTCAGATTATAGAGATATGCTGCTGCAAGAAGCTGAAACTAAAAGGGCTACTCAAGAGCAAGCAGATATTGCTTTGAGAACTTCTGAAGCTAATCGAGCAATGTCTGGTCGTGCTCCAAACCTGCAGATTGCAGCTGCTTCTCAAACGCCACAAACTGCTGGAACTCAACCATTCAAACGGCGTAAACTCCAGATGATGCAACCCGGATCACAAGCTTTGTCCGGACTGAATATTGGCACATCTAACTTACTGAACATCTAATGTCTGCTAAATCTCGCTATGACAGATTGTCTTCAGACCGTTCACAGTTTCTCAACACTGCTCGACAAGCAGCTGATCTAACTCTTCCTTACCTTATCCGTGAAGATGAGGTATACACCAAAGGCTCACTTAAACTCACAACCCCGTGGCAAAGTGTTGGAGCGAAGGGTGTAGTTACTCTGGCATCTAAGTTGATGCTAGCTCTGCTACCCCCTCAAACCAGCTTCTTTAAACTACAGGTAAATGATATTAACTTGCCTCAGGAACTAGGACCAGAGATTCGATCAGAACTTGACTTGTCCTTTGCTAAGATTGAACGCACTATCATGGAAGCTATTGCTGCTTCTAGTGATCGTGTGGTTGTACATCAAGCATTGAAGCATCTTGTTGTCGCTGGTAATGCTCTTATCTTTATGGGTAAGGATGGGCTTAAGCTTTATCCTTTGAACCGTTATGTAGTAGATAGAGATGGTAACGGTAATGTTATTGAGATAGTAACAAAAGAAACAATCTCGAAAAAATTACTCAAAAAATTTTATCCGGAATACGAGTATCCTCAACCTAATACTCCCTCTGATAATTCTTCACGTCACGATGATGAATGTGATATTTATACACACGTCAGTCTAGACAACAACCGTTGGATCTGGCATCAGGAAGTAGATGATAAGATCCTTCCTAAGTCTATGGGTAAGGCACCTGTTGATGCTAACCCTTGGCTAGTCCTACGCTTCAACCACGTTGATGGTGAAGTGTATGGGCGTGGACGTGTTGAAGAATTCATTGGTGATCTCAAGTCACTTGAAGCACTGTCACAAGCTCTCGTTGAAGGGAGCGCAGCTGCTGCTAAGGTAGTATTCACTGTCAGTCCCTCCAGCACCACTAAGCCCGCTACCCTTGCTAAGGCAGGTAACGGTGCTATCATCCAAGGTCGCCCTGATGACATTGGTGTGGTACAGGTAGGTAAGACAGCTGACTTCCAAACTGCTTACCAAATGGTAGGTACGTTGTCTCAACGACTCAGTGAAGCATTCCTCATCCTTAATGTAAGGAACAGTGAACGCACTACAGCTGAAGAAGTCAGGATGACTCAACTTGAACTAGAACAGCAACTTGGTGGACTATTCTCCCTCCTTACTGTTGAGTTCTTGGTACCATATCTCAACCGGAAACTTAACGTTGCACAGAAGACTGGAGAGATCCCTCGTCTTCCTAAAGGTGGCATCGTTAAACCAACCATTGTTGCAGGTATCAATGCACTAGGACGTGGACAAGATCGTGAAAGTCTTGGACAATTCCTTACTGTCATTGCACAAACAATGGGTCCTGAAGCTCTCCAAACTTATATCAACCCTGAAGAAGTTATCAAGCGTCTTGCTGCTTCCCAAGGTATTGATGTTCTTAACTTGGTTAAGAGTATGCAGGAACTCCAGCAAGAGCAACAAGCTGCTATGCAACAGCAACAGCAGATGATGATGACTCAACAAGCTGGACAACTAGCTTCCGTTGATCAGAAGCGCGAAGAAGCCGCTATGCAAATGATGCAACAGGAAGCACAACAAACACCACTCCCACCTCCACCAGTTGAATGAGCGAAACATTTACAATGAATGAAACTCCTGCAGATCAACCGGCACTCAATGCCGATGAGCAGGAGTCTTTGGCTATTGCCGAAGCTAATGAAGCAGAACAACAATCTCTGCTTGCTGGTAAGTTTAAGGATACTAAATCTCTTGAACAAGCTTATCTTGAACTACAAAAGAAACTAGGAGAACCACGAGAAGATGTACGGAACGAAGAAGGGAACGAAGAAGCCGAAGCCGGTGAAGAAGTAGAAGAAACTGAAGAATCAGAAGAAGCTACCCAAGAGGTTTTGACTGAAGCTCAAGCCAAACAACTGTTTGAAATGGTTGGTGGTGAGAAGGCTTACCAGTCTATGATTACTTGGGCAGGACAGAACCTTACCAAACAAGAGATCGCAATGTATGACTCAGTAATGGGTAAGGGAGATCCTAATGCTATCTTCTTTGCTGTACAAGCATTGAACAATAAGTATTCAGAGGCTGTTGGTAACGACGGTCAACTACTTACTGGACGTGGTACTGCCGATACAACAGATGTATTCCGCAGTCAAGCTGAACTTGTACAAGCTATGAGCGATCCACGTTATGATCGTGATCCTGCTTATCGTCAGGATTTGATTAATAAACTTGAACGCTCTGACATTTCTTTCTGATGAACGACACAAACATTTGGGCTAAAGAACCACCTATGTACACTGACAAAGATTACATCGTGCCTCATAACGAACGTGCTGAACAGCTTAACGGTCGCCTGGCTATGCTTGGCGTTATCGCTGCTATTGGCGCTTATGCGCTGACTGGACAACTAATTCCTGGTATCTGGTAATGCCTCTAAAGAAGGGTAAATCTGACAAGACTATTTCCGCTAACATTCGTAAGCTGACTATTGAAGGTTACCCTTCTAAGCAAGCAGCAGCTATTGCTTATAGTCAAGCTGGTAAATCCAAAAAGAAAAAGTAATGGCTAAACCTGGTCTCTACGCTAACATCCACGCTAAACGGATGCGTATTAAACAAGGTAGTGGTGAGAAGATGCGTAAACCTGGCTCTGCTGGTGCTCCCACTGCCGCACAATTTAAACAAGCAGCTAAGACTGCTAAAAAGAAATAGCCAATTGGCTCATAGTCAGCGAGGGATTGTGAGCCTCTTTTGAGTAGACGGAGATAAGAACGTCCTTCGCTTTATTATTATGATCCCTATTCTAACTACTCTGTCAGTCATTAGCTCTTGGTATGGTCCTGGTTTTCACGGGAACCTAACTGCTAATGGAGAACGTTTTAATCAACAATCCCTTACTGCAGCACACAAGACACTCCCATTTGGAACTCGCCTAAAGGTATGTTTCAAACGGTGTGCCATTGTGAGGGTAAATGATCGTGGTCCTTACATCCATGGTAGGAACCTTGATCTCAGTAAAGGTGCGGCTGATGCTATCGGTCTCACTGGCTCTGGAGTTGGACGGGTTAAAGTAACTCGACTTAACTAACTTCAATGACAACTGCTATTGCAGATCCCCGCTCTCAAGAGAATCCTTGGGAGCTTTTTTGTAACTGGGTCACTTCGACCAACAACCGTCTTTATATTGGCTGGTTTGGAACTCTGATGATTCCATGTCTACTTGCAGCCACCATTTGTTTTATTATTGCCTTTGTAGCGGCTCCACCAGTTGATATTGATGGCATCCGCGAACCTGTCGCTGGTAGTCTTCTTTATGGAAACAACATCATATCGGGAGCCGTCGTTCCGAGCAGCAATGCCATCGGACTACACTTCTACCCAATTTGGGAAGCTAATTCACTTGATGAATGGCTCTACAACGGGGGACCGTTTCAGCTCGTGGTCTTCCACTTCCTCATTGGCGTCTATGCTTACATGGGACGCGAGTGGGAACTTAGCTATCGACTAGGAATGAGGCCTTGGATTTGTGTCGCATACTCTGCTCCTGTTGCTGCAGCGTCGGCAGTATTCTTGGTTTACCCCTTTGGTCAAGGTTCGTTCTCCGATGCTATGCCTCTGGGTATTTCGGGAACCTTCAACTACATGCTGGTATTTCAAGCCGAACATAACATTCTCATGCACCCATTTCATATGCTCGG